CGTCGGCTGACAGACCTTTTTTGTGCGAATATGATGATTTATTCGAAACCATATAGAACGAAAAAACATGAAAGAGAAACTTCTCGCACTACTCAAAACCAAATTTGTTGGGGTTGATAGTGCAATCCTCGACCGAATCGCAACGAATAAGGCCGAGGCTATGACGGATGAAGCCCAATTACCAGCCATCGTAGAGGGGATTGGATTTCAAGACGTGTTACAAAGCTACGGAGACTACCGTGCAGGGGATGCCACACAGACCGCAGTACGCAACTACGAGAAGAAGCATAACCTCAAAGACGGAAAGTCCGTAATCCCTGCGCCCGGGGGCGGAGAGCAGCAACTCGAACCCGGAAACAAGAATAATTCCCAGACTTTCGATCCCGAGGCATTTGAGGAACGGATAAAATCTTTTATCCAAAACACCATGAAGCCCTATACGGAGAAAATCGAGGGATTCGAAGCAGCGCAGACGCAGGCACAACGAGCTGCGACAATCCGTGAAAAGGCCCACGCGCTGGGACTTGACGATGACACGCTTTCCATCATCAAAATCGACGACAATGACGACGTAGATCAGGTTCTTTCGAAAGCGGCCAAAATGTTCGTCAAGAGTGGAATCGGGGTAACACCGCCTCTCTTCGGAGGCGGAGAAAGTGGAGATAAAATGTCTGCGGCAATGGCAGCCCGACTGGATCGCAAGAAGGCTGCCGAGGATTACAAAACTTCGGCGATCAAAGGTCTAAATTAAAAAACAATCGACATGAGTTGGCAAAACAAATTCTATGATGCCCCCGAACCCGACAAGGTGGTGTTCGAGGTCGTATTTTCCGAAAAAGAAGGTGGCGGTACCGTCGATGTAACCGAGCTCGACGGAGATCTGCCGGCCGGTTCCGTTGTGGGACTGGCAACCGGTAACATCTACAAACCGATTAAAGGTGCAACACTCGTGAAAGCCATCGGAGCTGAAGACACTAACATCGAAATCGCCAAAGGCTCCGGTTTCAAGCAAGGTGAGTTCATCGCTTTCGGTGGAAAAGCTGTCGCCATCACTGCGATCAACAGCTCAGACGCATCGAAGGATGTACTAACGACCGCAGCATTCGGCACAACCGTCGCTATCGGGGCAAAAGGTTACCAGGCAAAATCAGCGAAAGCGTCGGGTGCTGAAGCCATTTACACCCCAGCCTATCTGACGGGGAACAAGCTCGAAGGCGGTACGGTAAACAATTTCGTACGTCTTGTTAATGGAGCAAGTGTCCGTGCCGTGACGACCAATATCGCTCCCGAAATTCTCGCAAATCTCAAATCCATTAATCTCGTTTAACTATGGCAGACATGAGAAAACCCCTTTTCGACCTTTTGCAGGTCGATATGCAGGCCGAATTGAACTCGTACATGCCGGGGTCCGGTCTGGCATGGCCGACGCTGTTTCCCCTGCGTTACACCCCGACACTCGACATCAAGTCTCTTGAAGGGAACGACGGAATCCCCGTGAGTGCAGACGTGATCGCGTTCAACGCGAAGGCGCCGCAAAAAACACGCAAAACCATCGGCACTTGGAGCGGACAAGTTGCGAAAGTCGCAATTTCTCGCCAAAAAGACGAGAAACAGATCAAAGAGTATCAAATCCTCCGCAGCTATGCGCAGTCAAGCGGCAACCCCAATGTAGCACTGCAACTCGTAGATATGGTCTATGAAGACGTACAATTCTGCTACGAAGGTGTGAACTATCTCGCCGAAGACCTGGACCTTCAAGTCGGATCGAAATCTGCCATCGTGCTGAAAACCGAGAACAACAACGACGTGGTGACGCAGAACGCGCTAAACTTCAACATCCCTTCGGCACACAAAACCGGCGTGAAAAACAAGTGGAGCGCATCGTCTGACAGCGATCCGCTCGGTGACATCATCGCCGGGCAGAAAGCCATCCAGAAAGAAGGATTCAGCCGTCCCATGTACGCTATCATGGAACAAGCGGCTTTCGACAAACTGCTGATGAGCGAAAAGACCGTCAAACGGGTTTCGCCTGTCGTCCTCACTGCGACGGGCCTGGCAAGCAGCGACACGCTCACAATCGACCTCGTGAATACCTACATGCGTTCAAAAGGGTATCCGCAGATCATCGTGATCGACTCCTACGTCAAGCGGGAGGCACGCGACGGCAGTCAGACGACCTACAAGCCGTGGGCGGAGAATGTCGCCGTGCTGTCGCCGACACCGCAGCTCGGCTGGACCTGGTGGAGCGACGTCCCGCAGGTTTCGGACACCGATGCACTGCAAGCATACCGCGAGAACGTGAAGATCACGCGCTATTCGGAGCTGAACCCAATGCTCGAAGTTACTCTGGCCGAAGCGTACATCATGCCGGCACTCATCAACCGGCAATCCCTGTACTACATCAACACAGAGAATACCTCGTGGAACGAAGGTAACGCTTAAACTTATCGTCAATGAAGAATTCGGAAGTAATATCGGCACGGCTCTATCCTTATGATGTGGACGACAACCTGGTTGCAGTAGCCTGCATGGATGCAGGGTTGTCGGCAGACGGAGAGTATTCGTCAGCCAACAAGGTTTCGGTAGCGAAAGCCGCCATTGACATCCTGAAGCAGCTTATCGTTCTGGCGTCCGAAGGCAACGGCGGATATTCTATCGGCTATAATGTAGAGGAATTACGCCGCCGCATACATGCTCTCGCAAAGGATAACGGCCTAACCGATATTGCCGACGAATTCAATCTTCAACCGACCGTAAAGTTCTTATGATCCGATTTCCCTATATACTTCAACGTTGGAATCACAACACGGATGAATGGCAAACGGTGAGCCGCTGTAATGCTCGTTACGACGGCAAAGCCCGGTTCATTGAATCGCCTAACGGAAAAGTGATCGAATATACCTATGAGGTAGTTATGCCGCAGAATGTACTCCCCCTCGAAGAAAATGAGGAGGTCCGCATCCTCGATAGATGCGGCAAAAATATATTCGACCATCGTCTCGGTGCTCCTATCGGTTCCACGTTAGAAGATTCGGTGTCGTACCCAGTGCAAGGCTTCTACAAAAGCGGACAAAGGTATGAATACACGAAAATATGGCTCTAAAAGGATTGCACAATGATAACCACCAACGATGCACAGGACATTTTGATTCGTGATTGCACTGATTTCGGGATTAAAACATTTCCTACCTGGGATGTTCCGGAAGGCAGAATAAAAAACGAGCGAATCGTAGTTGTAACGCCATCGGAACAATCTCCGGCGACTTACTGGGAATCCTGTTACATCTCGGTGAATCTATGTATCCCGGACATCAAGGGAATTGCAAATCGAAACCGGCTTAAAGAACTCGAACGGGCTGCAAAATCAAAATTCAAATCATGGACCTATGGGCAATATGATAATACGGCATATCACTACCGATACGAAAATATAGGTTGTGAAGAGGATAAAGACCTCGGGTGCCACTATGTCTATGTCCGGGTTCTGTTCAGAGTGTTAAACGTAAAAAAAGATTAAAAATATGGCAACTATTACAGCCGTAGGCATCAAAAACATCTGGTATGCAGACCCCGCGAAAGTCACGGGCGATCTGACAGGAACGCTGTTGGGAACCATCCTCAAAGACCCTACCACCAAGAAGGTGCCGAATGTCCATCAGGACACGTGGAGCCTCGATGAAGCCGAGCCCTCCACAACACAATACAAAAATCAGCTCACCGACGGCATATATCGTCAGTCAAAAGAGATGGGTGAAGTCACCATGAACTTCGCCATCGGCCAATACGACTACGAAACGAAGGCGGCATTCATGGGTGGCACAGGAACGGAAACCACCTGGAAGCGGGCACGTGGCGTCACTAATATCGAGAAGTGCATGGTTGCACTTACAGAAGACGACCAATACTGCGTCTTCCCAAAGGCTTCCATCGTGGCGCGAAATGCCGAAACAGACGATGCCGTTGCTATCAGTGTCGTCGCAACAGCACTGGAGCCCGACAATACGGATGTATCGTCTGAATATTGGTTCGATGCATCTGAGGTTACGGATGCCGCTTCGATAATGAGTGTATCAAGCAAATAACAGCCTTATATCACATCGACAAAGGGGCGGGAGGCGTAAGCCCCTCGCTCCTTTTTATTTATAAGCTTTCAAGATATGGATTTCATCAGCTTCCGCATAGCCGGAAAAAGTTATAGCATATATGGTATGTCCCCGCTGACCGCCATACGCATTATGCAGGCGCGGGACATAAAAAAAGAGCTGGATAAAAGTATCGGATGCCTTAAGGCAATGACCCAAAGTGTAGCTTTAGGTATATCTGACAGCAAAAACATATTCAATATATTAAAACGCATCGTGCTCCGGCGAAAATTCCTAAAAAAAGCCTCACTCGACGAATTGTTTGACGCCTATAACAAAACTCTAAAAATGATTCCTTTGGAGGATATGGCTGGTATCAGCGCCGTTATGGAGCAGCTCTCACAATCAATCGCAAAGGATCATGAGTAAGTCCGCCAACATCGTCGCTGCATCATTGCTGAACAAACATCATGTAATAGTACGGATCGGGCGACTTAATTTCCGGTTTTACCAACCCTATATCAAGGATCTCGCACGGGCTTTCGCAGACGAACGGCTGGACCTTTCCATTGACGGGCGACAACGATATTCGCTGAAAACTATGTCAAAGCTACTATTTCACTGCCGTTGGCAACAACGACTGTTCTTATGGTACGCCGGACGCTACAGCGATTACCGACAAATCCGAATCGCAGCACAGAAAATCGCCGACATCACCACAGGAAAAGATCTGCTGGAATCAGTCAAAATCGACAAAACACGCAAGAAAACCATCACAGAAACTATTGGGAACAACTCTATTGCGGGCATCATGGCGACTATGATGAAACACCTGAACATCAGCTACCGTGACGCCTTCGAAAAAGTGAACTACCCCACTATGATGTTGATGATGATCGACAAGGTGCGATCGCTCGTGGGCGATGAAAAGAAAATAGTCAAGGGCAGCGGCAAGGAGATGGCCGCAAGAAGAAGACAAAAGAACAAATGAGCGCATTATCATTCAAAATAAACGCCGAAACCGATAAATTAAACAGTTTTATCACCTCTCTGGAGCGATTGAAACAGGTTTTGGCTACTATTCCTTCAGGAACAAAGGAGTTTGACGTTGTAAATAAGAAAATCGCTGAAATGGAGGCTCGTGTCGAGCAATCAATAAAGCGAATTACTCAAATGCAGAACGAGGCGGCAAAAACAGTCTCACAAACAGAGCCCCAATCACTATCTACCCCATCGTCAACTGCATCTACCGCAGGAGCACAGGCTGCCAATGCGGAAGCCGAAGCATGGCGCGGTTTGCTGGATGAATTGCACGCTGTAAGTCTTGCAAAGCGTGAAAATATCGAACAAATAGAACAGTTAAAAGCCGCAAACCGAGGTCTGAAAGCACAATATGATGCTTTGAATAAAGCCGAGCAGAATGGCTTCGCCTTGACGGACAAACAAATTGCCCGTCGAACATCCTTATCTTTGACTTATGAAGAAAATAAGCAAGCTATTTCACGAATGCGCCAAGAGGTTGCGAACCAAATCAAACTGGAGCAAGTCGCACATGGCTCTATAGATGAAATGTCGCAAGCCCTCGCTCGGATGCGGACCGTTTACAGATCGCTCAATGAAGGAGAACGCGGGAATACATTCGGTCAAAACCTTCTCAAAAACATTCAGGCTCTCGACACAAAGATCAAAGAACTTGACGCTTCGATGGGAGTTCATGCCCGCAATGTCGGTAATTATGCTTCCGGTTGGAATGGACTGTCGTTCTCAATCCAGCAGGTCGCTCGGGAACTACCGGCGCTGGCCATAAGCCCGCAAACCTTCTTCCTCGCCATATCCAACAACCTGCCCATTTTAGCCGATCAGCTCGCCTTAACAAGACAACGGGTGAAAGAACTCAAAGCCGAAGGCCAATCATTCACACCGGTTTGGAAGCAGGTTATTAAATCGATCATTTCTTGGCAAACGCTTCTGGTTGCCGGAATCACGGTTTTAACCCTTTACGGCAAGGAAATCACCGAATGGGTTGGCTCGCTGTTCAAGGGGAAACAGGCTTTTGATGCCGCAAAACAAGCCGCAGAGCAATTCCACGCGACAATGACTGAAGGGGCAATTTCCGCTCAAGCCGAAATTACCAAACTCGATTTATTGTACCGGGCAGCAACAAATGTAGCTAAACCCTACAACGAACGAAAAAAAGCGGTCGAAAGATTACAGGAAATATATCCCGCCTACTTCGGAAATATGTCCGAAGAGCAAGTTATGGTCGGGAATGCTATTAGCGCTTACAACAATCTACGAGATGCAATTATTGAAGCCGCACAAGCACGGGCGGCTCAAGAGGTTATTACAGAGAAGTCTAAGGACATAAAATATATTGAATTCACGGGCGATGCTTATAAGAATTATGCCAATGCTCTAAAAGAGTATAATAAGGCGTATGAAGAGTATTTGGAGAGGAATAAAACTATTGGAACTTCAACTGGACATGAAAGGATTGTAAGTGCCAGGGCTTATGCCCAATCAACATCTGGCATTAGAAAATACCGAAAAGAATTTGTTTCCGAATTGGAAAAGCTGGGCGATGAGGGCAAAAGAATATGGGATCAAATTGAAGATAAGTTCGATGGTGATGTTAATGCATTCATTGAGTCAATAAATAAGGGTTCAGAAGCCCTTACTCCTGCGGTTGAAAAACTCCTTACTTCCTCCACTGTGGAAGAGAAAAATGCCGAAGCAGAGGCAGCCCGCCGCAAAGCCGAACAAGATGCCCAAAAAGCGGCTTCACAACAGGAAAAAAATTCGAACGATCTCGGAAAAGCGCTCCAAAAGCTGCGCGATGATGCTCTTCAAGCCGAGATTGATTTAATGAAGGATGGGACAGAGAAAAGAGTAGCACAAATAGAACTCGATTATCAACGGCGGGCAGAGGCGATCAACGAAGCAGAACAACGCATCATAGAGCTCCAGGGAAAACTAACCCAAAAACAAGAAGAGCAATTCGCTATACTTCGACAGGAAAACGACAATCGCCGCAAAAACGAGCGACATGAAGCGATCGCAGGTCCACCCATAGACACAAACTTTGCCGAATACTGGAAAAAAGAACAAGCCGACTGGGACGAATATTATATGAAATACGGCACTTTCCGTGAGAAAATGCAGGCCACCAAAGATTATTATGACCGTAAGATGGCCGAAGCGACCACTGAAGGTGCGCGAGCTGCAATCCAAGCCGAACGAGATGCGGCTTTGGCTGTATTCGAAGTGCAAGCCTCCGACTGGGCAAAGGAAATCGTAAACTTGTCAGTCAAAAATCTTGAAGAATTGCTTTCGGAAGCCGAAGCGCAATTAGCAGCCGCTGAAGCGGCTTATGACGCGCTCGCATCTTCCGGCACACAGGAAGCTGCCGGATATATTGATACGATCAACAAGCTCAAAGCGCGAATTGCCGTATTAAAATCACTACTCGGAAAAACAAAAAAAGAGGTATCCGACAGTAATTGGGCCGAAGGAGCCAGATTACTCAATGAATTATCCGCAACCGCCCGCGAAGCGGCAAATGCCTTGAGCGAATTTGATGAAGGATTAGGAAAAGCTGCGACTTTCATCGCAACAATGGCAAGTGCCGCAGGAAACCTTATCGCTACAATAGATGGCGTAACAGACGCAGCAAGTGCAGCGGGGACTGCAATGTCCGCATTGGAAAAAGCAAGTCTCGTTCTCACAGCTATATCAGCCGGATTTCAATTAATACAAGGTGCATTTAGTTTATTTGGTGGTGGGGAATCTTCCTGGGAAAGAAACATCCGTTTAGCCCATGAATTTAATGAAGAGTTGCGCCTCATGAATGAACGAGTCAAGATCAACGCCGAAGAATTTTCTAATATATTCGGGAAAGATGAATATGGCGCTTTTATACAAAATATAGAGGTAGCGCGTAAAGCCCTTAAAGATTATGAAGAATCACTGGAGGAAATTAAAAAGCGAGGTGAAGAAAAAAACGGATTTCCAGGTGAGGGTACAATTAGTTATACAGGTCTATCCCAGTTATATAAATATGAAAAAGAATGGGAATCAGCCGCAGAATCCATTGCGAATATGCAAGTACAAACACGCCACTCGACTTGGTTCCGATCTGCCAAATACGCATCTTTGGGAGATTTGATCCCTGAACTATTCGACGAAAACGGCTCGTTAAATATGGAGGCACTGAAAAAATTCGCAGAGGAAGGAGGCGCCACATTCCAACATTTATCCGGGGAAAATCAGGAGATGATACAAAACTTGGTTGCAAACTGGGATACCTATCAAGAGGCTTTGGAAGCATCTAATAACTACCTCTCTGATTTATTCAACAATTTAGGCAATACTTTGGCTGATGCCCTTGTCGATGCCTGGGAAAGTGGCGCGGATGCGGCAGATGCTTTCGGGGAGGCTGCAGGGGATATGTTGAAACAATTAGCCAAAGATATTATATATACTGCAACAATAGCCCCAGCTATTGAAAAAGCTAAAGAACAGATAAAATCAATCAATGAAAATGAATCCCTATCGGACGAAGAACGCTTTGGGGCAATAACAGAAACAATCAATACGATTCTTGATGATGTAATCGCCCAGCAAGCCATAGGTGAAGAGTTGTGGGAAACATTAAAAAAACTTGCTGCCGAAAAAGGATTAGATTGGGAAGAGAGTGTTTCAACTCAATCGGCTACATCACGAGGATTTCAAGCTATGTCGCAAGATACCGGGAGTGAGCTTAATGGACGCTTCACGGACATTCAAGGAAAAGTTACCGACATCCGAGGATATGTTATGACCGAAACACAGTCTATTATCGGACTTATATCGTCTATAACAAGCATTCAGATTGCTGCTGTCCGAAATGTGCAGATCAATAATGAACTGTTGCAATACGCCGTAAAAACCTATCTTGAAGTCGCTGAAATCAATACTACAACCCAAGCAATGAACGATACATTAACCTATATAAGGGAGGACATAACGGCAATAAAACGGAATACGGCAAATATATAGCGAAGAAACTTACAGAATGAGAAAAGGGGCTATAAAGCCCCTTTCTGATTATTGATTTTTTGCACACCCTCGACATCGAACGATCTCCACAAGAAGTTTGTCGCCATCCAAGACGATCATTCCGTTTCTCCGATTGCCCGATCCCGGCTGGTGGCAATCACACGCCAATATGATCCGCAGGCAACGGAATCCGGCCGTTTCAAAGGCTTTGCCGATCATCGTTATTTCCGACTTTTTATTTACATATATCCTGTTCATAATGTGCAAATTTTAGTTGTTAATCTCACGTTCTGAATTAACCGCTGTATCGAATATCATAAACTCACCGTCAATCGCCCACTCTCGAATTTTGTAGCATCCCTTCGGCAGGTAGGCTGCGTGATGAATAGCTTCGGCTTCGCTGGGGAATAACCCCAGCCGATAGCCGTCCGAAGACAATTCGTAAATCATAGCTAACAAAGTTTGGAGTTCGACTTATTCACGAATTGCGCGTATTGCGATTCTTTTCTGACCGACAGCATCCGTTCAAGCTGTTCATTTCGCGCTTGGCTCTGTTGTTCTGTGAGGCGAATCCACTTATCAAAAAGGGCATCGTAACTTTTTTGCAGGCTCATATATGCCTCACTGCATGCTATATATGCCTTCTGGGATTCTTCTACTGCCGCTTCAGCCGCCCGGAGGCGATCCTCAAGATCGGAAATCGTTGTATTAGCTATTGAGCCTCTCATAACGACACCTCCTTTCCGATCAAGGAGTGAAGAAACTGGCGGCCGCTCTCGGTAATTACCGTAGTCATGCTGGTTCCGATGGTATTGTCCGACTTAACTAATTTGGCCGTGCGGGTATCGAAATAGCCCTTGTCGGCGACCTTGGCTGTAGGTTGCCATTGTCCGCTCTGACGGTAGAGCATCTTTTTCTCCATGAGTATGCGGGTCAAGGCGTGGACGCTACGTAATCCTAAATCGTGGGCGATTTGAGTTAAAGTATAAGTCGAGGTAGACTGTAATACCTCGTCGGTGTACTGGGCTTTGGGCGCGAGTATGCGGTTCTGCTCTTGCAGGTGGCTGTTCTCGCCTTCTAATATCTGCACACGCTGCTTGCTTCGCTCAATTGTCTCGTTGGCGATTTGAAGTGCACGAGCCATGATAATTTCGGGGCTGTCATTCTCTTTTACTACCATGTAGCCACCCAATTTACGAATGGAGGGAAGAACTTCTTCAACAACCCAGTTTTGGAATAATTCTGCCTCCTTTTTGCGAGACTGGAAAATACAGCGATATAGATTTGGTTCGTTAATGAACAGCATCTGTTGGATGCCGCTTTGGGTAGGGGTATCATTAGTAGTGATACCCTCTGGCTTAAGCCTTGATTTCGTTTGGCTTGCATTGCCGAGTCCTAATGACTGACAGACATCCGACAAACAAAACCATATCATGCCGTCCGCCGCTTGATTTACTCTTAATTCTCCAAATAGAGAATTATTGAACGTTTGTACGCCCCGTTCACTGGTTATAGACATAAAATAATAAAAAAGCGCGTACTACCTGTTGTCTAAAGTCCAGTGGAACTTTTGCTAACATTTCTGTTTCGCACAGGGTACGCGCATATATTACACCTATTAAACAGGTATAAAAATAGCCCACACGTATATTGTTGGGCATTTTTAACCTGCCCACTGGTTTTAGACATTGCAAAGATACAACAATTATCTAAACAGCCAAAAATTCTTGTACGAAATATCCTTTTATTGGCACATTGAACAAAAATTCTGATGCAAAATTTTGCGGGGGGGGGAATTTTGTACTTTTGCAACATCTAACCAATAACTTATTGCATTATGAAAAAATTTTTACTCCTTTTTGTAGCTGTGGCTACATTGGTATTTGTTGGATGTTCGAAAGATGACGAAAAAGGAAGTGCGGAGCTTGTTGGCACGGAATGGGAATGTGTAGAAAACGGTGCTTATGATTTAATTACATTCACATCTGAATCAGAATTTAGCTGGTATGGTTATGAAGACGACTTTGAAGACCGATTTGAAATGTCCGGAGAAGGAAATTATATCTATATTCCTCCTAAAATTACAATGGTCCAAGACGGCGTAACAACTGTTGGGTACATAACAGGTGACACTATGCCATTGGGAGAAAAAATATACGTAAAGAAGAAATAGAATTTTGGTATAATTTTATAGCCCCCAAAAGGGGGCTATTTATTTAAAAATTAAAGCCTATCTTTAATGCAATACTACCAATATTCTCATTATATATTTTTGTTGACTGATAGTGAATGCTTACAGATATACCCATATTACGAATAATACGAAAATTAACACCGATACCAGGTGCGTAGTATATACCTCCTCCCTCTCGCGCTCCGTATCCTAAATCCATTGACAAATATGGACTTATACCCGCATCCGCATTCAATAATCCTTTCACATTAACATATATAGGTATAACTCCACTATCTATATCCTTGAATTTAAGAAAGCCGATACCTGCTCCGACAAATAAGTTCTTGTTGAATAAATAACCATGTGTGGTTTGAAAGCCATAGTTATCTGTACCAAATTGTCCAACGCCTACTCCATACGAAATACTAATATCGCCTTTATAGTGTTGTGCTGATGCTGCATATGAAATTCCAACAGCAAAAAGTATAATTAATAATAACCTTCTCATAGCTATTTAACGTTGATTAAATTGACAGCGAATCCACTGGCGCTATATCCTATAATCGAAGAACCATACTTACTTGCACTATATATGGGTATCACTTTGTAATTTAATAGTGCATTTGCTCCTAATGATTTTGCTTTTTTCACCATTTCTGCAGTTATATAATCATATGTTGGGACAAAAATATGCTCCATTCCAAACTCTGCATCTGGATTGTTATATCCATCTTTTTTGCCTATTTTGAAATCTATTGAAATATCACCAATAGATTTATAGGTAAAGCCGGATGAACTTGGCGTAATTGTGAATCCATCTTTTGTATAATCCCTGAAATCAGCAAAATAAGTCGTTTGGCTATATTTCGTAACCCCACAAGAGCAAACGAAAATAGCAATAGTAAAAAGGAGTAAAAATTTTTTCATAATACAATAAGTTATTGGTTAGACATTGCAAAAGTACAAAATTCCCCCCCCCGCAAAATTTTGCATCGGAATTTTTGTTCAATGTGCCAATAATAGCGTATTTTGCACTATATGAAAATAGAGAAAGACATAGCCGATTTGGACGCATTCATCAAAGGAATCGAACCCGAAGTAGTGGGATTCCTCGACGAGCAAGCACGGCAGGCCGTTGCTCTCCAACAGGCAAAATCCGATTATCAAAATCATACATGGAACCTTCGGAGCGCGGTCGGATATGTCGTAACTTATAACGGGAAAGAGAAAAAACGATTCATAGGAGATCAAAACCACCCTGACCCACGAGCTGCCGAAGCCACAAACAAACTGCTGAACGAAGAAAATAAAGCAGGGACCGGTATTATTTTCGGAGATGGAATGTTCTACGCCTCCTTCGTGAGTTCGAAAGGATATGATGTCATAGATACAGCAGAATTATATTTAGCCAAAGCCTTAAACGATAAAAAATGATCGGAGATTTATTGATAAACGGATCGGACGCCTACGCGAAAGGGATTGCGATGGGCGACGATTTTCTGGGAAATATACTATCCCCCTCTTCATTGAAAAGTTTTGTCGAGAATGACGATCCGACAAAAAACGGTAAAGAGGTTATTTATCCTCAAACACCGAAGTTGGCATCACGGGATTTGACATTAACTTTCACAATATTTGGTAATACTACGACAGAACACCTTACCAATTACAAAAATTTCATCGCTCTATTGCAAAAAGGAGAAATTTCCCTGTCCATACCGGCATTAGGAACGGAAGTGTATCATTTGACCTACGTCGGCGATTCAGGCAGCTACATGATAGAAGCCGATCGCCTGGCATCGAGATTAACAGTGAAATTTAACGAACCCAACCCCGCAGATCGGGCAGCACGCGAATAG